CATCCCCAGACCCAGGGCAAGATCGAGCGCTGGCACCAAACCATGAAGAACCGCATCCTGCTGGAGAACTACTTCCTGCCCGGCGACCTGGAGGCCCAGATCGGCGCCTTCGTCGAACACTACAATCACAGGCGCTATCATGAGAGCCTCGACAACGTGACCCCGGCAGACGCCTACTTCGGCAGGGCCGCAGCCATCATAAAACAGCGCGAAAGGATCAAACGACAAACCATCCAGCATCGGCGCTTGCAGCACCGCAAGCTCGCCGCATAACATCAACCCAAAGACGAGGCCGATACTCCGCTAATCCAAGACCCAAACTGCGCCAAATGATCTGACGACGGACAGCCCGAGTGCCCCGGGGCCGGGGGCTTTGCCCCCCGTCAGGCGGGCCGGCGCTGGGGCGCCTGAATCCCGAGAGGATTCTCCCTTTGCCGGCTCCCCCCAAAGGGGCACATCCAGCCTTGGGGGCTGGATGCTGTTCCGGCCGCCGGGCCTGCACAGCCCTTCGGGTGCTCTCCGGTGCCTGGCGGCACCTGCGCGGCTGGCGCCTTGCCTCGCCCGCAACCTCGACGGTTCGCGAGCTAGTCGCTCTGAGGCTTATCGTCCTGCCCGGTCGCTTGTCCAATGGACTCTCGTTGAATACGAATGCGAATCATCCCATGACCCGCATGTGGAAAAGCCCCGCGAACGGGGCTCTTCGTGCTGAGGCAACTTCGTTATCCCATCTGCGCTGAAACTCAGAACGCCATCTCAGGGTTCATTCGACAGCGCTTCAGAACAAATATCGGCTACTTCAGCTTTTTTGCACTAAGTGTTTACCGTTTTTTGACCTGGCCTACCCCCCGGAGGGGATAGACCAGCGGAAAACTTTACTTAGTTATCCTAGTGGAAAGGACTTATACAGCAGCAACTTCGAATGCATCGGCGCCGAGGAGGCTACCCGTACCTATCAGTTTAACCGCTGCATCGGCTACGCCGTCCGCATCTGCGTCATGGAAGACGTAGGTGTCGGCTCCAAATGTCCCTGCAACAAACGAAACGTCGTCGCTAAACGCGCCCTGGGCCAGTTCGCGCAAATCGTTGTAAGAAACCGCAATGCCCACTGATGCGAAATTGTCGTTCGTCAGTTCGGTCTCACCGAAGACCAGTGTATCTTGAGCGTCGCCGAAATTGAAATCATTGATGACGTCCAGGCTGCCCAAAACTGTGCCTTTGATATCAAGCACGAATGTATCTTCACCCAAGCCGCCGGTGAGGTCGTTCTTGCCCGCGCCCGCGATGATGGTGTCGTTGCCAGAACCGCTGACGATGATGTCGTTGCCGGCACCAGTGCTGATCGTCAGGGCGCCATCGGAGTTGCCGACGTAAATACGATCGTTTCCGGCACCGCTGGAGATGTTCGCATCTTCATCAAAGGCAGCGGCAGTTCCGCCGGCAGCTCCCGTGAGGTAGACGTCGCCGGTTACAGCGGAGGCGTTAAACGATTCAATGGTCGTGTTATCCCACGTATAAAACCCGAAGTCGCCCGCACCAGAGGCAGTCACGCTCGATACGCCACTCACCGTAGTGAATCCGCCGTTACCCTCAGCAACCGTGATTACAGCGTTTTCAACACCTTCGTCTTCAAGGTAGAAACCGGCATAGGAGCCAGCTGCATTTCCTTCAAGGGCGAAGTTGACGGTCGTATCCCCTTCAAGGCTGTCCGCAAAAGTAATATTCACGTCGCTATTGCTACCTTCGGCTCCCTTTATGCCAAAGATAGTTGCAACTGATGCGTCGTTATAACGGGTAGCAGCTGTGCCGGTAAAGCCCGTCATGTCCGTCCAGATCTGCTGAACGCCCGTGGCCGAAGCGAGATTAATCGTCTGGCCTAGGTGAGCGTTGTTGATGATCTCGATGTTGCGGAGCGTAGGCGCTGCGTTGTCAGCGGCCGCCCCAGTAGCGATATTCAGCGTGTCAACGCCGGCGCCACCGTCGAGAATGTCCCACGACTGCAACGTCGCGCCAGCGGTGCCAGACGGACCATCCATATCGAAGGCGCGGAAAGTGTCGTTGTCCGCGGTGCCCGTGAAGTCGGCGCCAGCGTCCACACCAGTAGTGAGCGTGTAGGTCTCGCCCGGAACTGACGGAATTGCCTCTTCCGGCTTGCCGTCACGCACTTCGAACTGGCCGAAGAGAACGTAGTGGCCATAGGCGTCTTCAGCAGTCTCGATGCCCGCGTCGGTCAGATCGGAGTTGGCGCCGAGGTAGGTTTCCCAGTCGAAATCTTCAAAGGAAATGAAGGAATCGCTTGGAGCGCGCTTCTCGTAGGCACCGAACTGCAGGTAGTGCTGGAATGGGTTCACGCCAGCGTTCAGCACGTCAATGTTGGCTGCGAGATATTCGGAGGTATCGAAGATGGCGTTCGGGTTGTAGCCCTCTTTCCAGCCGAAGTCGTTGTAGTGCTGCTCAGCGAACTGAGCCCAGTTCATGCCGGTGCCTGTTTCGGCGCCAGCATTGACGTAGGCGGTCAGAACGTCCGGACGTTCTGTCATGTAATAAGTTGCGTCGAATGAAAGGTGAGTGAGAGCCATTATCTATCTCCGTAGTGAATAGGCTTGACGTCAAAGCTTGCAAGCAATCAGCATCCCCGCGATGCTTGCAATATTCACCGGCTTTGCATGCATGCCGGCGAATTCTCAGGGCGATTGAAAAGTCTTCAGTTATTGAAGCTCATCATCGCCAAAAATCATCTTGTATGCGAAGGGTTCGTAGGACTGCAGCATCTTCATCGAGAAGATGCGCGGGTGAACATCAAGCGCCTCGGCCCAAGCCGGCCAGCGCTCAGGGATTATCTTTCCCTGACCGAGCTCAACTTGTGAAATATAGGTGTAGTAAAGGACGCCAACCTTCTCAGCGAGTTCTCGCTGAGTCAGTCCGGCCGCCTCTCTTTTCTGCCTAAGCCAGCGACCAGCTTCTGCGCGATGTGAAGGGCGTTCAACATCCCTCATATCAGCGCTTAGTCTCCCCTTGGCCATAGATGCTCTCCCGAAAGCAAATTCCCACAAGCTGATCGGGAGTATGCAAAGTAAAAGTCAGGAGTCTAGCAGAAAATTACGTGCTGGCACCGAACTATATATCACCACCGCACTTGCAACCACGCATCGTTGCATCGCTTTTCAGGTAACGACTATCGTTTTTGAAGCGGAATTTTCTCTCGTCATCTGCGTCTATTGAGATTGGATACAAGTTGATATTTCTGAAAAAGATTCTATGTTTCAGTATTTTATGCGGATTTTTGAGGCGCACCCGCAGCCCACGTCGCCGCCGGGATTTTTGCTGCCGGCTATAGGGTGATGGGGCGCGTTCGCGATCATATCTGTCAAAAAAATACAGTGATAACTGGATAAAAAATCCGACAGAACAGATGCTTTTTTGCGCAAAGTTTGTCTTGGAGTTGCTGTCGGGCGCCTGAGCGATCATTTGCGACTGCTTATTCAGCCCAACAAAACCGGGCTTGATTCCGGATACTTACTTCACCAACCGGCCCGTGAGGCCAATGAAACGGGAGAGCCGAAACATGGCTTCTGTGTCCTTTCACCACGGCACGCGCGTATTCGAGAGTGCCGATACACCGCTTCTTGTCAGAACGGCCCAGACAGCCGTTATCGGCCTCATTGGCACTGCGCCGGATGCTGATGCGGTCAAGTTTCCGCTGAACAAGCCGATCCAGATCTTGCGCCCACAGGATGCGGTGGATCTGGGCGTCACCGGAACCATACCTGAAGCGCTGGACAGCATCTTCGACCAGATCGTCTGTCCGGTGATCGTCGTGCGTATCGAGGAAGAAACTGAAATGGCGGCACTGTGGGCCAATGCCATTGGCAGCCAGGTCGCATTCACCGGCGTACACGCCTTTCGCAGGGCCGCGCCAGATGGCCTTTACCAGCCAAAGCTGATCGTCGCCCCCGGCCTGACGCAGGCGCTGCCCGAAAATGGTATCCTTTCGATTGCGGTGACCAATGGCGGCACCGGCTATGTCGCAGAAACCACCGCGGTGACCATTACCGGTTCAGGTGGCAGCGGCGCTGCTGCCACGGCCATTGTGGTGGATGGCGCGATCACCGCGATCAAGGTCACCAATCCCGGCAGCGGCTATAGCGGCGCGGTCACCGTGACGATTGCGGGCGCAGGCGAGAATGCGGCGGCAACTGCGACCAAAGGCACGGCGATGAACCCGGTCGTGGCCGAGCTGATGAGCGTCGCCGACACCCTCAAGGCCATGGTGTATGTCGATGGTCCCGACACTTCCGACCAGGCGGCGGTCCAGTATCGCGGGCTGATCAATTCCGAGCGTATCGCAATCTGTGATCCGAAGGTTCTGAAGTTCGACACAGATGACGCGGTTTACCTGCCTCGGCCATCATCGCCGATCTGGGCGGCCCGTCAGGCACGCATGGATCTGGAACAGGGCTTCTGGTGGGCGGGTTCGAATGTTGAAGTCGCTGGCATCGGTGGGGTCAACCGACCGATCGAATATGGGCCACAGTCGAACTATCTCAACGAAAATCGCGTCAACACAATCGTCAACATTGACAATAGCGGTTTCCGGCTGTGGGGCGTGTGGACATGCGCCAGCGATCCAATGTGGCAGTTCATCCCGGTGCGGCGGACTGCGGATGCGGTCAATCAGGGCCTGATGCGCGCCTATATCGAGTTCAATGATCGCCCGTTCTCGCTCGCCAATGTGAAATTCCTGGTTGAGGGCGGACGCAATCACATGCGCACGATGGAGCTTGAGGGCGCGCTTCTCCCCGGCTCGGATGTCTGGCTGCTGGATAGCAACAGCGAAGAGGACATGGCGCAGGGCATCGTCAAGCTGGGCGTCAAGTTCGAGCCGCCGGCACCCATGACGGATATCCGCATTACCGCACATCGCAACATTGTTGCGTATGAGCTTCTGCTCAACCAGGCGATCCAGGAACTCAGCAGCGGCTCGCTGGCTGCCTGATCGCGATATCGCCATCACGATCTCGCCGGCTGCATCAGGGCAGCCGGCATCTCCATCACCAATGATGAAAGGTCCCGGCCATGTCAGACATGCCGAATTACATCTTGCGCAACTGCAACATCTTCGTCGACCGGGTTTCCCAGATCGGGCAGGCGAGTGAAATCACCCTGCCGGTGCCGACCGAAAAGCTTGAGGAAATCCGCAACGCCGGCATGGTGATGCCAATCGATGTTCCGATGGGCTACGAAAAGCCCGAGGCAGGTTTCAAGCTGACCTCTTTCGATCCTGTCGTCATCAAGCTGTTCGGGCTGGCGGTGGGCGTCAACAAGGAGTTCCTCGCTACGGGCGCGCTCGCGCATGAGGATGGCCGGGTCTTCAGCGCCACAGCCTATATGGTCGGCCGGCTGACTGCGTTCGATCCAGGCTCATGGTCTCCCGGCGAAAAGGCCGAGACGGAATATTCGATCAGCATCCGCAAATACCGCCTTGAGGTCGAAGGCAATGTGCTGGTCGAGGCCGATCCGTTCGACGTGTCCGTTGGCGGTGTTTCCCAGACCGCCAGCATCCGCCGCGCCCTGCTGGTCTGATAGGAGCATCCAATGACTGACACTGCCATCGTCGCAAAACTTTCCAGGTCCTACACCGTTGCAGGTAATGAAGTAGACAGCATCAGCTTTCGGGTGCCGAAGCTGGCTGACCTGCTGGACGTCGAGCGTGCCGCCATTGTGGCAGGCATACAGGGCTCGCACGGCATGACGGCGCTGATGATTGCCCAGCTTTCCGACGCAACCATGTCGGAGATCGGCGAGTTCTCCATGGCTGATTATGCGACCTGCGATCGCGCTATCAGCCCTTTCATGAAAACAGCAGAGGGGGGTGGCGGCGGTTAGCCGCCTGGCTCTGCCGGGAACTCAACACGCCGCTCTCAGAAATACTGGCGATGACCCCCGACGAAGCGCTGCTTTGGCGCGATGAACTGGTCTCGCTTCTGGCGCCGCCGAAATCAAGGAAAGGCAAAGGCTGACATGTCGACACGTACATCAAAACTGATCGTCAGCCTCGTCGACGGTGTCTCAAGGCCAGCAAGGGGCGTCAGCGCTGCGCTGAATCGGCTGCAGAATTCTGCACAGCGCACCAGCGGCGCGATGCTGGGCAGTGCTTTTACCGGCGGGGCGGTGCGCAACCTGATTGCAATGGGTGCGGGCTATGTCGGCATTACCAAAGGCATCGGTGGCACCGTTGGCGCGGCGATCAAGTTTGAGGAATCGTTCGCCGATGTCCGCAAGGTAGTCGACGGCACGCCAGCGCAGCTTCAGGAGATCCGTCATGAAATCCTGTCGATGTCCAGGATGCTGCCGACCTCGGCAGAGGGCATCGCTGCCATTTACGCTGCTGCAGGCCAGTCCAACATTCCGATCCGCGAGCTGGGCAAGTTTTCTGAAATGGTCGCAAAGGTGGCCGTGGCATGGGACACGACCGAGAGCGAGACATCGCAGGCGCTGGCGGAAATCAAGACGCAGCTCGGGTTCGGCGTTGATCAGATCGGCCTTTATGCGGACGCGCTCAACCATCTGGGCAATAATACTGCAGCCCGTGCACCAGACCTGATCGACTATTCGAAGCGCATTGCAGCGCAAGGCCAAATGTATGGATTTGCAGCCACCGAGTCTCTGGCGTTCGGGTCGGCCATGATCTCCATGGGTGCAGAATCCAACATTGCGGCAACGTCATTCCGCAATATGGGCATGGCGCTGGCGGATGCCGATAGTTCATCGAAGAAAACACGGGCATCGTTCAAGCGCCTTGGGCTGGATTACACCAAGCTTTCAAAGCGATTTAACGATAATGCGACAGGCACTATGCTTGACGTGTTCGAGCGCATCCAGGCGCTGCCCGAGCATGAGCGGCTCTCCACGGCGATCAGCGTGTTTGGGCGCGAAGCCCGCGCGCTAATGCCGATCATCAACAATACAAAGGAGTTGAAACGACAGCTCGGGCTGGTCGCGCGCGAGACAGACTATGCGGGTTCGGCGTTTGAAGAATACATGGTTCGAGCCGAAACCAGCGGCAACGCACTGTCCATTCTTTGGAACAAGTTCCGGGCGTTTGGCATCGGCGTCGGCGATAGCTGGCTTCCGGCGATCAAGGAACTTGGCCTTGGCGTCGGCGACGTGCTTGATACGTTACACAAACGCATCGGTGTCCTCGACGAGGTGAAGGCGGGCTTTTCTGCTTTCATGGGCGGATTCGGCTATGGCGGCGATGGCGGCCTGCGCAAGCTCATCAACGATATGGGCGATACGTTGTTTGGCAAAGCCTTTGATGGGCATGTGCTGGACGGCGCAGACGAGCGCGCTGTCGGGCTTGCCAAGATCAGCAACACCTTCCGGAATGTCGGTCGTGATTTTCGTGCCTTCGCCGATGATATCCGGTCAGGAGACGTCTGGGGCGCTGTCGGCCATGTTGGCGATGCGATTTCCAGGACGAGCGGTGCGGCGACGGTTGGTGGTGCGCTCGCGATCGCGCTGACTGGTCGTGCCTTGCTCGGCCTTGCGTCTGGTGCGGCCGCATTGGCCCTTTCAAAGACAGGTCGCATCTTCCTTGCCGCGATCGCTGTGGCGAAGCTGATCGAGGCAGTGAAGGGCGCTGACAGCATCGGGAACTTTGTTGAGAACATGAAGGGCGTCGAGGCGCTCGAATGGGCGGCCATTGGCGCGGGCATCCTAATGCTGGTTGGCCCCACAGCAAAGCTTGGCAAGGCGATCGGAAAGCTATTCGGGCGCGGCAAGCCAGCGATGCCAGCCGCACCGAAGGCAGCGCCCGCGTCCCCGAAAACCGCAGTGCCGGGTTCCAGGCCACCCGCGACGCCTGGTTTGGCGACAAAGCCCGCGAAAGGTTTCAAGTCACCTTTTGCCCCTGAGGCCGGAAATACTGCTCCCGTCAGACGCGGCCCGACAGGCACGCCGGTCAGGCGAGCACCCGTGCCGGCGCCCATGATGGATCTACCCGCAATCACGCCCAAACCGACGGGCTGGGGGGCAGCCGCAAAAAACCTGTTTGGCAAGGGCGGATTGATCGCAACCGGTCTTCTGGCTGCTGGCGAGTGGGCTATCGAAGCCGGGCTCAACAAAGTCGCCGATCAGCTTTACACGAGCGAGCAACGTGCAAAAGCTGCCGAGCGAACCGGCGGGCAGTCGCCCTCAACGCTGGGCAATCTGCTGGCGCTCGATCGCGAGCTTGGTCTTCTGTTTCCGTCACTTCGTGCGCTTGCACCTGCTGCAGCGACGCCGGGCGGATTTGCTGGGGCCAGCGGCCCGTCGCCGCGCGAAGCCGAGAGCAGGTCGATGCTCAACCTCGATCGGCAGATGAACGATATCCGTGATCTGCTCGATAGCCGAAAGGGGCCGCAAGAGGTGACGCTGATCGACGTGCCGACGGTCCAGACCAGGCCGACCGGCACGCAACAGGTTCGCGTGGTCAACCCGATGCCCGCACCGGTCATCAACGTCACCGTCAATGCGTCAACGAATGCCGATCCGCGGCAGATCGCATCAGCCACGCGCGATGCCATTTCAGCCGAGCTGGCTTCGCTGATGAACGGCTCTTATTCCGATGGAGTTGCGTAATGGCGATCCCGATGGCTTTGGGCCCCTTCATGTTCCACGCAACGCGGTTTGGCTACAACGGGCTTGGGCGCACTCTGTCGACGCGCTGGGCAGATGTTCCCACAGTGGGCGGCCTCAACAGTATCCAGTGGACTGGCGGCGATGATGATGCCGTCATGGTTGAGGGTGTGATCTTTCCGAAAGAGTTCGGCGGCCTTGCTGTTCTGGAAAGCATACGTGGCGCGGCGGCATCAGGAATGGTGCTGCCGCTCATCACCCTGGCAGGAAATGTCTACGGCATGCACGTGATCGAGATGGTCTCCGAGGACCAATCTTTCCACGATGAGTTTGGACTGCCACGGAAAAACATATTCCGTCTCGGGTTGAGGCGTCACCCCGGCGGGGCAAGCTTGTCCCCGATCTCTATCGTTCAGACGCTGTTTGGATAGTCACCATGCCGACCACCTATCGCACACATCATGGGGAAATGATCGATGCGATCTGCCGACGCGCCTATGGCGATGAGAGCGGGTATGTCGAGGCCGTTCTTGACGCAAACCCCGGCCTGGCGGCAGCCGGGCCGTTGCTGCCTGCGAATATGCTGATCGTCCTTCCGCGCGTTCCGAAAGCTTCAGAAGTCATCAAGACCGTGGCCCTGTGGACCTAAGCGATGAAGTCACCAGCTGCAGAGATTACGGTCAACGGAAAACCTGTCGCATCGATCTTCAATGAAAGGATCGTCAGTGTGACGGTGACGGACAAGGAGGGCGTCACCAGCGACACGGTGTCGTGTGAGCTGAATGACGGCAGCCCGTTCGCGAAGATCCCGATGAAGGGAGACACGATCAGCGTGAAGCTTGGCTATCGCGAGACCGGTATGGAAGACTTCGGAACCTATACTGCTGATGATCCTGAGGTCACCTGTCTGCCATATGGCATGACTGTCAACGGCAAAGGGGCCAATGTTCGCGACCAGGCAAAGCAGCATCGATCGCGCCATTGGGAAAAGAAGACGGTTAAAGACATCGTCTCCGAGATCGCCGCTGAAAACGACCTTGACCCGGTCATCGATGGGGAGATCGGCAGTCACGTCTATGAATGGTTTGGCCAGCAGGATGAGAGCGATCTTCACGTTGTCGAACGCCTGGCTCGCCGCCATGGCGCTTTTTTCTCGATAAAGGCTGGCAGGCTGATCTTTGCAGCCAAGGGGACCGGTCGCTCGGTGTCAGGCGCTGCGCTGCCTCACACGATCGCGACGCCTGCCAATATCGTGGCCGACACCTGCAAGACCACGTTCTCGTTTCGTCATCAGTTCAAGAAGGTCAAGGCGCGCGCCCAGGACCGTGAAGAGGCGAAGGTCGTTGAGGTCGAGGAAGAGAGTGATGAGAATGGAACTGCCGATTACACGCTGGCGGAGCCATTCGCAGATGAGACAGAGGCGAAGCGCGCAGCCGGGGCCAAGGCAGCCGACCTGAAACGGGAAACCATCCGGACCAGCGTGACGCTGATTGGCGATCCCACTATCCGCGCCGGTGCGCTGTTTTTCTACAGCGGTGTTCGACCGGAGCTTGATGAGATCGACTTCATCATCGAGACGGCGACACACACGATCTCAAAATCGGGTTACACGACGCAGGTTGAAGCCAAGCTCTACGTGCCTGCGAAAACTGGCGGCAAGACCGGGACCGGTTCGCAGGATAGATCTGCCCAGTCGGGCGGGGCTGAGGCCACCGGTTCAGAGGCTGGCTCACCGCGCCCGGCTCAGTTTCGCAGTCCGAGGTCGCTGGGCGATGCTGGCGGGGGCAGGAGATACTGACCGGCAAAGAAAAAGGGGACCGATTGGCCCCCTCTCTCATGACTGGCTGACGATCGATCAGGCGATCGCAGTGTCGGTGTAGCGCAGAGCGCCGTTCTGGAAGGTCAGGTCGCCTGCATCGACGCCAACGAGACGGATCGTCTCCCCTGCCCAATCGCCATTCAGATGGCCATCATAGGTCTCGAGCTCGACGTAAACGAGCGTATCGTTTCCGTCCTGCTGGAGGAAGATGTCGAGGCCGGTGAGCGAACCGAAGTCGGCCTTGCCGTCCAGGTCGGCATCGTCTGCGACGGTGATTGCAGAGTAGTTGTTGCCGATGAAGAGCAGGTCGCCTTCGCCGAAGTTGTTAATGATGTCATTAACATCGTTTTCCCCGCCGAACACGAAAATATCGTTTTTCTCATCGTCGCCGTCAGCAGTGCCTGCCACGACAACCGGCTTGCTGTAACCAAGACCTTCGATCGCTTCCTCTGCTGCGGTAACACCCTCTCGGAGTGTCTCCAGGGCGTCGACAAGTGCCTGGGCCTCAGCGATCTCTCCACGCAGTTCAGCACGAGCTGCTACTGCGGCCTCAGCTTCTGCAAGATCGTCCTGTGCGGCGCGAAGAGCTTCATAGAGCGCGTAGGCTTCATCTGCTCCTACACTCGGGCTTTCAAACAGCGAGGTCAGTTCACCAGTTTCTTCGACATAGAAGTCGTTGAGATCACCGTCGAAGCTTTCAAGGTCGAAGTCTGGGTTGCCAGCCAACACGAAGTTATGGATTGCTTCTTCGAATGTTTCGCGCGCTGCTGCGTAAGCGACAGCAGCATCGAAAGCTGCCTGGCCGTCTTCAAGAAGCTGCGATGCACCCAGTAGGGCTGCAGGATCGAACTCGTCGTTTGCTTCTGCAAATTCGAGCTGACCGTTCTCACCGACAATCAGGATCTGGTAGTCGCCCAGGGTCAAGATCGCTGTGCCTGGCTCGAGGCCTGCCAGATCTCCCCAGCTGACGTTCCCGAAGCTATCTTCGCTTACTGCTAGCGAAAGTCCATTTACAGCAATAAACGAAGCAACCTCACCATGCAGTGCAATCATCGCTGGCAGGCCAGCCTTGACGGCAGCGACGTAAGCTTCCTGCGCACTTGTCAGTGCTGCTGCAGCGTCTGAAAGGCCTTCGACTGCGTCGACTGCATCCTGAGCGTCGCTAAGGTCCGCGTTAGCCTGCGTGACAGCTGCTCCAAGCTGCGCGTCTGAAGGAGCGTCGTCCAGTTGAGCTTTGAGAGCAACCAGAGCGCCATCAACATCCTCGTTTTCCTCAACAAAGTCGGCAACGGCCTGCTCTGCTGCCTGAAGGTTCTCCAGAGCCTTCTTGAGTTTGAACTCTGCGTTGTCTGGCGCGCCAGGGCGCTCTTCGTTCCAGCCAAAGGTGATGTAGTGATCATAGGCAGCAGCGGCAGTATTGATGCCAGCAGCCTGAAGATCCGGATTGGCGTCGACGTAGGCTTCCCAGTCAAAATCTTCGAGCGCAGGGAAGTCGGCGTTCGGTGCACGGCCTTCGGCCTGGCCGAACTCGTTATAGTGCGTGAACGGATTTACGCCTGCTGCAGCGACGTCCTGGTTGGCCTCGAGGTATTCGTTCGTGTCGAATACTTCGTTCGGGTTGTAGCCTTCTTTCCAACCGAATTCGTTGTAATGGGCAAGGGCGAATTCCTGCGGCGAGAGCGCCCGGTCAGAGTTAAGCCATGCTGTAAGAACGTCTGGGCGTTCGCGGTAGTAGTATGTCGTGTCAAAAGAAAGTGCCATTATTGGAGTCTCCGTTTGGCTGTATTGACGTCAAGCGCTGCGATCCAAGGAGATGAGTTTGGAGCGCAGATAAACATCGGGCTGCATGCGACCGATGAATTTGAAAATTCCTGCAAGCTGGTGCTGCTGAATTGATGAGAGAAGATGCGCTGAGCGTGCATTGTCTCGGTCCCCAGATGAGCGTTACTTGTCGCTCTCTCCGAAAATCAGGCGGTATGCGCAGGGCTCATAGGCTTCGAGCAATTTGAGCGAGAAGATCCTCGGGTGAATTTCCAGAACTTCAGCCCAGCGCTCCCAGCGCTCAGGGATGATCTTTCCGTGGCCAAGCTCAATCTGGGAAATATAGGTGTAGTACAGAGAGCCAACTTTCTCAGCGAGCTCTCGCTGTGTCAGTCCGGCTTCTTCACGTTTTGCTTTCAGCCAGCGCCCGATTTCGACACGAGATTCCGTCCTGTCGACCTGCTGAAGATCAGCGCTCGTTCTGCCTCTCGCCATTTCGGATAACCCCACCCCAGCAATCATCTGTTTCCAGGGATGAAAACAAACAGAACTGCGCGAGATTGTCCAGTGTATGTATGAATATTATTTTCAGTAACAGGGATCACTGTTACGCTCGGGCTTGAATTATTGAATTCGTGGCAAACGATTATTGTATGACGACTCACGGTGCGGCAGATCAGAAGTAAGTGTGAGAAAAGCAATATTTCGTTGATTCATACAGAAATATAGCTGTTCTTCGGTTGTTTTGCGCACAGATAACGTCTGGCAGGTGCATGAGCTATCTCTAGCTGTCTGCACTCCCCATCAAGCAAACAAAATAGTGATTACTGGACAAAAGGCGGCGGACCTCGTCGAGGTTTTTGCAGCCTTGACGTCAAATCGGCATGAATTGATCCGTCACGAATCCGGATCCTTGCGAGGTTTGGCCTGCCGCATCTGGCCAGAACAGAGAGCTCAGCATCGTCTCAACTGAGGTCGCGATACAGACCCTGCCAGCCGGTGGGGGTGTGGCGCGGCTGTCGAAGATTTCGTTCCCGAACTGATGTCAGCCGCGGCTGACCAGTCTCCAGCTGTCGCAATGGTACCAACTCAAAGGATCTGTCATGGACCGCAATTTTGCGCGGGCGCTTTCGCTCGTTCTCAAACATGAAGGCGGGTGGGCGGACAACCCGAAGGATCCTGGCGGCGCGACGATGCGCGGCGTCACGCTCGCCACGTTCCGGCGCTATGTGAAGCCGAATGCCACCAAGGATGATCTGCGCAAGATCACTGACCAGCAGATCGCTGCGGTCTATCGCCGTCATTATTGGGATGCAGTTGCTGGTGCCGAACTCCCAGACGGGATCGACTACGCGGTGTTCGATTTCGCGGTGAACAGCGGGCCTGCTCGTGCTGCCAAATACCTACAGGCCATTGTCGGTGTCACCACAGACGGCAAGATCGGACCCGCAACGCTGGCTGCAACACGCGCGAAGCTGCATGCCGACGTGATCCACAAGCTGTGCGACAGCCGTATAGCATTTCTCAAGCGCCTGCCGATTTGGCCGACGTTCGGCAAAGGCTGGGCGAGCCGCGTCAGCGACGTACGGCGCCAAGCCCTCGAACTCGCCGCGCGCCCCACGCCGGAGCGGCCTTCGATCATCGAGAAGGAAGTTGCCAAGCCGGTTGTCCCGGTCTCTGTCGATCAGGAAGTGAAGCGACAGACGAACGGGGCAGGCTGGTTTACCAGCATTCTCACCGGTGGCGCAGCTGGTGCGGGTGCGATCTTTGGAGCCGACTGGATGACGGTGCTGGCAATCGGGGGTGTCGGGCTCGTGTCGCTGGTGCTGCTCTTTCTGTTCCGCCACCGCCTTCTGGCGGCGATCAATGAAGTCAGGGCAGGGTGGGCGTGATGACTGCCTTGCTGTTCTCGCGCGCAGGCGCGGCATTGGCTGGCGTTGTCGTCGTCCTCGGCCTGCTCACCTTCAGCTACGTCAAAGCCTATCAGGCAGGCGCTGCAGCGGAGCGCATGGCCACCCTCAACCTATCCGTCGAAGTCTTGCGCGAAAGGAACGCGACCGATGACCAGATACGCAACCTGGATGACGCTGGCCTGTGCGCCGCTCTTGGCGGCCTGTTCGCAGACGGCACCTGCCAGTGAATGCGATGGCTGGCGCAAGCTGACCGCATCGGCGCAAACCCGTGCATTCATCATCGAGCATGACCGACCTTTTGCCGAGCAGGTCGCGGCTCACAATGGATTTGGGACAAGCCGGGGGTGCTGGTAAATGTGAACCGCGCCGGGTTTGCCGGAGGCCGTTTGGTTTAAGTTATGCGGCCATGTCTGGGGCGTCCAGCATGGCGTAGTAGCGTTGTTCGGCCTCCGCTGGCGGAATGTTTCCGATGGTCTCCAGAAGCCGCCTGTTGTTGAACCAGTCCACCCATTCCAGGGTGGCGAATTCCACGGCTTCGAAGCCGCGCCATGGTCCTCTTCGATGGATGACCTCGGCCTTGTAGAGACCGTTGATCGTTTCGGCGAGCGCGTTGTCGTAACTGTCGCCCACGCTTCCTACGGAAGGCTCGATGCCTGCTTCCGCCAGC